CAGCTGGTTTAAATATGGGTCTGACTGCAGCTCAACAAGCAGGTAATGCTTTGACGTCCCAATACCAATATCAGTGATATGGCAAATAATCCATATAACGTCCCCTTCTCTGCTGGTTTCTTAGATACCGGTTTTGGAGGTGGGCGTATCACCAAGAGTAACCCAAGTTTTGTGAAGGCTCTCCTTGACACTGATTTAGGGGCTTTTGAACCTAAGTCTTCGGATAGCGAGAAGTCTTACGAAACACCTGACACGCCTGATTACAAATCCGATCCTATTGGCGATTACATAGAGCGTCTTCCTGACATTTATGGAAAGATCGCTCCTATTCAAGCTGAGCTTCAACGTCAAGCAAGTGAATTAGCTCTTCAGCAAGGTATTCGCCAAACTGCAGCTCTCTATCCATATTTAAGTGCAGCTGGAGCTGAATCGACTGAGCGTGCTCTTGACGCTAGTAAGCGATTCTTGGCGCGTAAGATGCAAGAGCAACGCGGAATTGAAGCTTTCCGTCAAACGTTGCCGACTACTCAGCAAGACATCATGTCTGCCAAGCAACGGCAACAATCAGCTGCTTCTACTGATTTTTACAACGAGGCTGCTGCCATGGCGTTGGCTTCAAATGCAGCACAAAATTTTGCTGAGACAGGTTTAGGCAAGTATCGTTACATTGGTTCTTGATAAAGCCGAATTAAAATACTGAAATCAGGAGAAACTTTATGGGCGGCGGTCAAAAGAAGCAGAAAAAGACAAAAATTAAATACGTAAAAGCGCCTCCGCCGCCGAAGGTACAAAAGACTCCTACTCAGAGTCTGCGGACTCAGGTTGCTTTGGCAGAGACAGCTGGCATCCAGTCGCGTCTTAATATGACCACTCAGGCGAATCTGGACCGTACTAATAAAGAATTCTTCACGGGTCAGAACATTCGCCAGCTTCAGGCTGCGGGTGCTCAGGATCGTTTGACCATCGGAGCACAGTCTGATGCTGCTGTCCGGCAAACTCGTGTCGGCGGGCAGGAAGAGAGGGCAACGATTGGTGCTCGTGGGCTCCAAGAGCGTTTAACTATCGGTGAGTCTGGACGTCAGCAGCGTCTAGGTCTTGAAACCGCTGGTCAGCAGGAGCGACTTAATATTGGTACTCGTGGGGTTGAAGAGCGGCTGACTCAGGCCCAAGGGGGGCAGATCGAAACTGGTTTGATCCAGACCCGTGGTCAAGAACAACGTGCAGGCATTCGCACGACCGGCGAAGAAGAACGCGCCACTGTTTCTCGTACAGCGCAAGAACAACGTGCAACCCAGTTGCAATCAGAGATGTTCCGGCGCTATAAAGAGAACAGAGATTACGAGCAGGCTCAGAGCCAGTACAGGGTATGACGGATTGGATTTGCGAACTGACCGACAAAGAACGTGAATCCTTTCTAACCTTCGCAAAACAATCCTCAAGCCCGATTCAGATCTACCTGTATTCCCGTTTCATGGGATATACGGGTAGCATCGTCGATTGCGATGAGTGGGTCAAAAGCAAGTTCAAGAAAAGAAATTTCGTAGCTTTGCTTGAGATGGAGATCGACTCCATGCAACAAGATATTGCGAAACTGCGAGATGCCATTGATATGGGCATTGTCAAGCAAGACATGGGTGCTTCTCGCATCGCGATGATGCAAAAAGAACTTCGAGGTTCGATTAAACAATTAAATGATGAAAAAGTTCTTCTTGACAAGCAAGGCTTGATTCTTGCTGGTGCCGATCGCGCTATTCGAGAGATGCTTTTGATTTTCCGCGATGACCCGATTGAAGGCCCACTGCAAGAAGCGTCGATGGGCGTCTGGACAAAGATTTTCCAAGAAGAATCTTAGTGATTGTTACGCTATGCTTTGAGCATGGCAGGAACAAGTCTTCATAGCGTATATCGTCGATCTGCACGTGCAGCAGCACAACAAAGAATTGTCAAAAAGACAACTTCTGTAGATGTAGCACGCGCACGAACTGATTTTGCATATTTTTGTGATGTGGTTGGAGATAAACCTCCTGCTACGCACCATAAAGAATGGCATCAATACCTGTGCACAGGGGATGATTCAGAATGTCTTGTTGGTATCGGTGGACCCAATATTGATATTCTTGCTCCACGAGGTAGTGCTAAATCAACTATTCTTGGTTTATACACGGCTTGGGCTGTTGGTGTTCACGCGGTACACAAGAAACCGCTGAAAGTTCTCTATATTTCATATACGGTTGACGTTGCTCGTCCGAAGAGCGCAGCGATTAAGCGCATTATTGAGGAGAGTAAAACGTATCGAGAGATCTTTCCAATGGTGAAGATTGCTAAGGGAATTAACTCTAACGAGTACTGGAGCATTGACTGGAAATTTGCAGGGATTAAATCGACTGGTGAAGAAGAATTCACTGTTTGTTGTGCTGGTCTCAAAGGTGCTGTGACCTCTAAACGTTCCCATCTCTGTATTATTGATGACGCCATCAAATCTGCGGACGACATTAAGAACAGGGATATCCGCCAGGCGATGGAGGACAACTGGAACTCAGTTATTGTTCCCACTATGTTTGAAGGTGGGCGTGCCATTTGCTTGGGAACCCGTTTCCGTCACGACGATATTCACAACAGCACGTTCACTCCGGCCAACAGTTGGGTCCAGATCGTTCAGTCAGCGATCACAGTGGATGAGCATGGGGACGAGATTTCTTACTGGCCAGAAATGTGGTCTTTGGATTACTTGCGTGATCGGCGTCGTCAAGCCCCTGTCGCGTTTAGCTTCCAGTATCAGAACCAGATTGTTCAGACGAGTGAGTTGTCCCTATCACCTGAGCTAATTGTCAAAGGAAATATTGCCACAGAATTCGACACCTTAGGGGTGGGAGTGGACCTTTCGGCTGGTGTTCGGGAAAAGAACGATTACACCGTTTTCGTGATGGGTGGTCGTATTGGCGGCAAGATTCATATTATCGATTGCAAGCGTCTCCGCATTATGGGCAATTTGGAAAAACTCGAGGCTCTGATGGAGATGATGGATGAATGGGGCGTTTGCTACAAAGATGGCGATAAGTATTTCCCTTCTGGTACAGGCATTGAGATTTGGTCAGAAGCCGTGGCGTATCAGGCGTCCTTGGAGGCAGACTTCAAACGTATTTGTCTTGGGGAGCACGGCCTCTATAACATGCATTGGCATCCCATCAAAGGATTTCGCGGGGACAAAGTTGCCCGGTTCAGGGGAATTATGGGTCTTTTTTGAGCAGCATAAAATCACGTTTAATAAGTATCGAAAAATGAAAGAGCTTACAGATGAGATCGTGAACTTTGGTGTAAGCTCTCACGATGACTGTGTCGACGCTCTTGTCTGGCTCTGCAATGGTTTGATGACCCGAGGGAAACTAGAGTTAGAGTATTGACGATTTAAACTAAAGGTATCCACATACGATGTCACCTAGTTATTTCGTGGTAGAGCTTGAGCAAGATGCTTACGGTTCTGCTATCCTCCCGCTCCCTGATGAGCTCTGTCATGACATGGCTCTTCAACCTAATGAACGCTTCGATGTTGAAGTCGAAGAGGGCACGATCGTTTTCAAACGCCTGGAGGCTGGGTACGATATTGATCAGTAAACTACTTAATCAGAATGGGCGATAGTGCGAAATCCCAAATTGAGGATATGCTCAAGGCGGTAGTCACCCGCAGTAGTGACGGTCCAGCGGACACGATGCTGATTAACGCGCATCTGTCCCAGATGAAGATGTTCGGTATCCGCCAGGGTGTTGAGTTTTATCCCGCGCAAGACAACTTAGGGACACAGCGATACGACTTCATTCAACAAGTAATCCGTTTTAATAAGCTCGATGCACGCCTGGATTCCATTTGGGATCGATTTTTGGCATACGGCAAAGGGTTGTTTTATATCCGACCCACGCAGAAAACGTATCGTCTGTACTGGTTTGACAAAGATGCGTATCGGACTTATTACTCTCCAGAAGGTGACCTTGAAGAAGTCCTGATCATCTACCCGTATAAGGTAAAGTCCTCTAAGGGTTTCCAAGGCGTCGGCTTAAATACGGATAAGCGTTACATGCGTCTGCGCATTACCGCTAGTGAGATTGAGGAATACCATAGCGAAAAAGAGATTGGGTTCGATGACGTGTCAATGGACATGCCATTCACTCAAAAGAAAGTGGTTGCCAACAGTATGGAGTTCATTCCATGCGTGGAGGTGCTGAACAACCCTGACGCCTTTGGCACTGAAGGCAGTGGTGAGTTTGAGTGGGTTGCTAACCAGATCATTGCTCACGATGAGATGGTAAAGAACATTCGTGCCAACCTTTCGTTCTTTGGCAATCCAACCCTCCTGTCATCCCGTCCTAAACAGGACATCGTGGAGACAAACCAAGATGAGACCAGCCAGCGGCCAAGTATTTCGAGTCAATCTGGTTTCCAATCCGACTTCTTCCTGTCTAGCTCAACCTTTAAGCAGGACAACGTAACTCGTGCTCCTGCTGGGTATAACGGTCGCCCTGGTCAGGGGATGCGCGTTCCAAGGGTGATTGCAAACCTTGAGCCTACAGATCGTGTTGGCTTTATTACGCCTAATGCGGTTAGTACTGACCAGGCCCGTTACGCAGAACAGCTTCGCAGTGAGATACGCCTTGCTCTGGGCGGTATTGATGACCTGAGTATTACCAACGTCACTGCAACCGAATATAAATCTGCATACGGTCGAGTTAGCGCCACTGCCAAGAAAAAGTGTTTACAGCTTTATACATATGGCATCTGCCGTTGTTTTGAGCTGATGATCTTCCAGGAGGAGCAAATCTTCCGTAAGTCGATGGCTTATGAAGCTGGAATTAAAACTCCTGCTGTTCCTGAGGATCTCGAAGACGAGAAAGCATTAGCTAAATACGAAAAACAGAAAGCAAAGTACGAAGAGAAACTGCAAGCTGCAGTTGATGCGGCTATCGAAACCCAGGAGATTCCGCCAGGAGTTCTTGGTTTGGCGCCAGACGGTGATAGAAGTATCGATTGGCGTTGGTTGGGTCCTGTGTATGAAGATACGACACAGGATAAACTCAACCAGTCTATCTTCACCAGGAACTTGCAAGAGTTAGGTGTTGATAGCATTGAAGCACTGAAGTATTTATTCCCTTCTAAAACGGATGACGAAATCGCGAGCATGCTCTCTGGTTTCCCATTCCGTGTGGTAGGGGAAGTACAGAGGGCTTATTCCGCGTTTATTGATCTAATCAATCAAGAAATGCGGACTCCACACCCGCAGCAACCGAATCTTCCGATGGCTGCGGATCCGAGACTTGATCTCACTCCCTTCCTTTACCGCACACTAGAAAGCCTACAAAAAGAGGTAACCTATGCAGGCCGATACCGCAATGCCGACCCAATCGGCACCCCAAGTATCCCAGACCCCACAGAGCAGCTACGCGGCTCCAACGCAAACAGCAGCGGCAGCTCCTTCGGTGGCAACGACCAATCAGTGGGTGGCGCCGTACCAGCAGGCAGCGGCCCCAGCCCCGCAAATGCAGGCCCAGATGGGGATTCCCCAAGCGCCGGTCTCAACCCCTACTCAGTACGCACCCCAGACATCGCAGGCAGCCCCACAACAGGAGAATCCTTATCGGGACGCATTCAACAAGGTGGTCGGGCTCCTGAGTTCGCCCGTCCAATTCCCGTCCCTGGGTCAACAGTCGAGTCAGACTCAAACAATCGACCCGGCCAGTTACAGTTCCCAACAGGCTCCCCAATTCAGCAACCTGGGGATGCAGACTTCTTCGCCTTCGATCAACAACAACCAGGCATTCTCCAACGACTATTCCCAAACTTCTCTGGAGATAACTCCGGAGCAGATGCTGGCAAACGGAGTAAGTCACGAGGGTCTTGAGATTCACGACCACTTCGGTCCTGATGCTGCAAAAGTCCTTAACGACTATTCATGCAACCTCGAAGATGCTCTGATTCAAACCAACGCGCAGTTGGTTGAAGCTTGCAACCTGCTTCAGGAACTGTCTGGTGAGCATAAAGCTTACGAGCAGATCCTGACTGATCCTGACACTCTGGCTGACTACACCTGCGAATTCTTCGGTGAGAACGGTCCTTATCCGATCCCCGAAGAGCAAGTGCAGCCTCAGGGCATGGCTGTTGGTCAGCAGTTCCAACAGCAGCAGTTCCAGCAGCCCGCTGCACCTCAGCAGGTGGCTCCTCAGCGCCCTCAGATGCCTGTTCCTCCCCAGCCTCAGGCCCAAGCCAACCCCAGTGACTTCTGGAACAGCTTCGGCAACCTGGCTGACCGCGACCCCGCTAATGCTTGGCGTTATCTGAACTCCGCCCAGCAGACACCTGATGTGTTCCGCAACAAGCTCCTGGTCATGGAGTGATCTAGGAACATAAGTAGTTCTAGAATAGGGGGTAGGAAACTGCCCCCGAATTTTTTATAAGGTCATGAAGA